GGCAGCGTTCTTTGACTTCGTGCTCGCCAACAAGACGTTCGACCTACTCGACAAGAGAGCCAATAAGACAGCAGTGAGCGACTATGTAAAGGACAACGGCACACCACCACCCGGCGTGAATTATACCGTTTCGCAGGTTGTCGGCGTGCGGAGGGGGTAAGGCAGTAACCTTGCCCTAATCTTGGTAACCATCCTGAAACCTTACGACACTATTGTGTCACATCCCCACATAGCGAAAAGGAAACCAATCCCATGACTTCCATTACACCATTCGGCAACAGCCAAATCTCCAAGGTTTTTAGTAATGATCCAGTCCAGAACGACCTGTCGTCTGGCATCGCTTCTTCCTATGCTATCGTCGGCTACAAGGGCAAAGTGTGGAGCGTCAAGCACCGTGGCACTGAGACAAAGTTACTCCGGGCAGACGGCGACGGCGCACAGAGCAGCATCACGTGTGTGATCGTCGCGACCAACCGCAACCTGTCAAAAATCTACTACGCCCAAGGCTACACCGAGGGTAGCTCTAGCGCACCCGATTGTTTTTCCAACAACGGCGTGACGCCGGAAGCGTCTGCCGCCCACAGGCAGAGCCCGACATGTGCTACCTGCCAGCGTAACGTGTGGGGCAGCAAGGTCTCGGGGGTTACCGGCAAACCGGGCAAAGAGTGCCAGGACAACAAGCGTCTCGCCGTCGTGCCGCTGGACGATATCCAGAATGAGAAATACGGCGGACCGATGTTACTCAGGGTTCCTGCGGCGTCCCTGCAGGAGCTGTCGGCATTCGGCAGCCTGATGACTGACGCGGGGTATCCTCACTATGCCTATGCTACGCGCATCTCGTTCGATCCGGGTGTCGCGTATCCCCGCTTCAAGTTCAACGCCGTGCGGGTCCTGACGGACGACGAGGCGAACATGGTCAAGTCGATGATCAACGCCAAGTCAACGGCACGCATCATCGCGGAGACGGCTGACGTTGATACGCGTGTTACTATGGATAGTAGCGAAACCCCCAAGCCCGTATTCGAGGTGGCAGGCACATGGACGAAACCCGACTCACCACAAAAGACCTTGAACTCGGCATCTGCCCAACGTGTGGAGCTAGATACTCCTTTCCAGCGCCAGCCGGTGTCGTCACCCCCCGCTACGGAGTACCTCCCTACAACCCAGGCCCCACCCGCCGCTTCTATTGCTCCAACTGTCAATACGGCACCAACCCAGCCCATTGGCTCAGCGGACCCCTCGATCACAAATACCACTATCACTAGCAAATCGAGCTTTGAACAGGAGCTGGACAGCATGATGGCAAAGCTTTTGCCAGCAGAATAAAAACTTCTTTACCCACACCCACACACGTCGCCCCATCGCGCGGGGGCGTGGATTGAAACCATTGAGCAGCGCTCAAGAACAATATCTGAAGAGGGTTATCCCCTGGCCCCTAAATGGAGCCGGGGGGTTCATAACCTTCCACGCACCTATTAGTCACACCAACGGCTTCCGGTCTATACCGGAAGCCATCAACTACCTCGACCATGTAAACAAGAACGTTGACGTTTACGTTTGCCAGAGCCAGCAGCAGGAACAGACTAAGCGAAACGCTGGGAATGCTTTGTGTTTCAAAGCGTTATTCGCGGACTTTGATTTTAAGAATTACCCGTCCGAACCCGATGCAGCTTTAGCTTTCCGGGAGTTTTGCTCTAAGACACAGTTTACCCCCAGCGTCATCGTCCATACGGGTGGTGGCTATCATTGCTACTGGACGCTGGCAACTCCCCTAAGCCCTATCGAGTGGAGCCCGCTCGCCCACCGGCTGGTGCAACTTATACACGATCATGATTTGGGATGCGACACGGCTGTCACCATTGACATGGCGCGTGTCCTGCGCGTCCCAGACACGACAAACCAGAAGCGCCATAAATCAGTCAGGCTGGTCCACGATGGCCGGGACTACAGCATTGAAGAACTGAACCAGTTGTTACCATCGATAGTAACAAAGGTTCGCCATGCCAACGGGTTCGTGCCTGACCCGGCCATGTTCCCCCAGCTTGAGAAGCTAACCGATAACCCGCTATCCGAGGGTATCTCCCAGCTTATCAAGCCTAGGCTCGCTGACGTGGCCCGAGAGTGCGGGTTCGTAGCTGATACGATAAAGACCGGCGGTAGGGATAACCTCTATCCGCTATGGTTCCAGACCTTAAACATGGCAATGTTCCTGGAGGAGGGTGTTGAGGCGGCCCACACTATGGGCAAGGGCTATAAGACTTACGTGAAAGAAATAACGGACACCCTGTTCGAGAAGGCGACACAGGACCAGCAGCGCAAAGACTTCGGGTGGCCACAATGCGATAGAATCTACAACGACGGGGCGAAAAAATTCTGCAATGCTTGCCCGCACTTCGGGGAGCACAAGTCCCCGCTTAACTTCGCAAGGCCAGAAGCTCCACCCCCGACTCCCTCTCCTGACGATGCCGGCACGACGCTGGTGCTGCCGCCCAACTATATCAGGAACGACCTTGGTTACATACTGAAGTCCAATTCCAAGCCGGATGGAACTGCTGACAATACCAAGATATGCGACGTTCCCATACGGCATGCATGGGTGCAGCGCAACCCGTGGATATTGAATTTCGATGCTGATATAGAACCTAAGAGAACCGAGCAGGTTCATCTGCCATTCGAGATGATCGGTGCTGCTGTAGAGCTTAGGAAAGAACTAAGCAAACAAGGCATCACGATCCACGATCACAACGTCAAGCCAGTAAAGGAGTTTCTCTTGGCCTGGGTACAGATACTGAAGGAGACAAAGGAGGCTGTCATCTCTACTTCGCCATTCGGGTGGAACTCGAACGCCGGAGGGCTTGAGGGGTTCGTCTACGGCGGGCGCATGTTCACACGCGCCGGCACCAAGATGGCACAGGCACCGGACACCGTCACGGCCCGGAGCTACACCCCTACGGGAACGGCAGAGCCGTGGATTGAGGCGGCCAAGCTTATCACAGATCAGAAGCGCCCGGCACTCGACTGCATCCTGGCTAGCTCTTTTGCTGCGCCGCTGGTTAGATTTACTAATATGCGTGGATTGATGATGTCCTGCATCGGTGAGTCGGGTATCGGCAAGTCCACGGCGTTGGACACGGCACTGGCTGTATGGGGGCATCCGGTTCGTGCAAAGAACCTACTACACGATACTGATAATTCAGTCATGAACAAAGTAGGAGAGCTTCGTTCACTGCCAATCTACTGGGACGATCTGCAGCCCGACGACACGCGCAAATACGCCCGCATGGTGTTCCAGATGTCATACGGCAAGGAGAAAGACCGTATGAACGCCCAGTCTAAACGCCGCGAAGCCGGCACATGGCAGACGATCATGGTCAGCACCAGTAATTATTCCCTGATGGACTACGTGGCACAGCACACAAGCACAACTACGGCAGGCATATATAGAATTTTTGAGATACCCGTGGTGGAAGGCACCATCGGGCAAATTGCAAAGACGGACGCGGCTAGAATAGTGGGCAAGCTGGACGACAACTACGGCAGGATCGGGGAGCAATACGCACAGTATCTCGGGGCGAACTTCCTTACGCTTGAGGAAGAAGTGCAGGCGTGCCAGAAGGCGCTCGACCTAGAAGTCAAAGCCAAGAACGAAGAACGCCTGTGGACAAGTCTTATTGCTTGCATTTGCGTCGGGGCTGCTGTTGCCAACCGGCTGAACTACACGACCATAGACGAAGCCGCGCTGCGCGAGTTCCTTGTTACTACGCTTAGTAACATGCGGACTGAGCTTACGAGTTCTACTGTTGACATGTCGAAGGACATCAACGTCTCAACCATCCTCAGCAGCTTCTGCAATGCCTACAGGGCGCGTGGGACGCTGTTCACCAATATTGTCCACAAAGGGAAGGGCAAGCCTCCTACGGGGTCAATACAGGTCAAGGGGGACGCTTCTAGACTGGACGCGATCTGCATACACATAGGGATGGACGACAAGGTCATGCGAATAAGCTCTAACGCCCTGACCGAATGGCTGAAGACCAAGGAGCTGTCGCGCAAAGCGTTCATGGATGCGCTCACCAAGAAATACGGCATGAAGATCGTTAACGGCATCATCGGCGGTGGCACACCGCATGCTGTGCCGGGGTTGACTTACATGTTGGAGATGAACCTGTTGGATTTCACCGACGAGATAGACGTACAGGTACTGTTCGAGAAGGAGCCGATAGTGTGAGCAAAGAGAAAGAAAAAATTATCTTTATCATAATTGTAGGTACCCCTGCTGAAGGGTTCCTTAACTACGGACCTTTCGACTCAAACGAAGAAGCAATTAGCTGGGCAGAAACTAACATCGACGAAGACCCGTGGTGGGTGGATGTGCTTTTACGCAAGCTGGTTGAGAAATAGTTTGAACATTGTCCTGACCTGTGGGCGTAGCGCTCCTGCGCGATCCAAGTCTGTATACTTGGATTTTAAACGCCACGAGGTTAGCCGTGGCAAGCACCGTGTTGGTCTGTGGCCAAAGTCTTTCATGATGATAAGTGCCATATTGGTATCACCACAACGCCTGACCACCAGATATTTAATTGCACACATTTATGCGGACCAGCCAGATGGCGGGCCTCTATGGGCCGACAGGTGTGTATGGCATTGCATATGGCATGCCCGCCAGAGGCTCAAGCCACTGGGTATCGACTTCAAGGCTATACACTGGTCGGGCTATGACCCTGTGGACTTGTGGGCTTAGTCAGGTAGTTGCTAACGGCTTAAGCCGTTCAACAAGCATTGCATCCGCTAGCATGTAGGCTATCTGCGCCACGTGCTCAGGTGTTTCAGAACGCCAGCTGGTTGATGTAGAGATCATACCCGTCATGATGGACGCAGCGAAATAGTCCCTCAACGACATACCGGGGTAGTCGCCGCTGTCGCCAGCGGGGAAGGCTTGCGGGTCCATGTTAATTTATCCGTGTAGAGGAGCGCCGAATTGTGCCCAACCGAGCAGGCCAAGCAGAATGAATAAGAGCAGGCTGTGCCCCCAAAGACCATAGGGTCCTGGAACCACTCCCCAATTTTGAGCGAACCCGAAAACTAGCCAGATAATCATCAGCAGCCAGAACAGTAAACCTATTGACATCATAACCTCCCTAGCAGGACGAGGATCAGGATAATGATAAGGACCGTACCGAGGCTGATGCCGCCGCCCCAGTACGGTCCGCCGAGGTGGTAGCCGCCTCCACCGACTATCAGGACAATGACGATGAGCAGGAGTATGAGGCCGAGGTTCATCGTTTTCCCTTTCCCCGGAGCGTAGCTCTATTGGTCTTAGAGCTATAAACAAACTCTGAAGCGGAGTGTCCAGTAGCACGGGATGCACGGTCTTTTGCACGGTCGTCTGCCCCCATCGCGGTACGCTTCTTGCCTTTGCTGGTGAGCTTGGCGTGTGCGTCCAGACTGCCCGACTTTTTCAAGGTGGATATGGCAACGGCATGGGCCTTATGCTCGTCCATGCCCTTGGCCTTGAGCTGCGATACAAGCCGGGCAAGTATGTCCTGCGGCATCACACACCATCCCGCCAGCCACGGTTACGGCTAGAGCTGATAGCACGGAGGTTAGAGCGTTTGTTCGAGCCGCCGCTACGCTGCGGTTTCTTGTGGTCCACATCAAGGGAATCTCCCTTGTGCACCAGCCCCTCTTTTGCGAGCATGGCACGCGCCTGATTGTTGTCAGAACGATTCTTGATGATCTCAGGCCGGGAGTTGTACGTGCGATCCATCTTCTTGATCTGTGCCGGCGTGCGGTGCGAGCTGGGATCGCGGGTGCCTTTTTTCATCGGGGTCCTCCGCTTCCACGTCTAGTTTTTGGCGGGACGTAGTTGTCCCCGTTCCAAGTGCCGGCAAGGTCTGGCCTGTCCTTAGCGTATTTGGAATATACGCTAAACGTCGGATGGTTAGGCTTCTTATACTTGTCATCCCAATGCCCGGTCTTCGGGTCAGGCTTGAACCCGGATTTATACGCTCCTCGAAGGTCGTAGTCGTAGCCAGAATCGCGTGGTGCGTATTTCTGCTTCCACTTCTGGAACTTGGCCTCGTCCGGTTGAGACAGGATCGTGTCGTATTCGTTGAGTTTCTTAGGCATCTGATCCTCCTCTTGTTACTATCGATAGTAACTATTTCTGATACAAATGCACAGTGTAATCAGCCGCGAAGGTATCCGTCAGCACGCCGGAGCCATCCACTGTTACCGTCCTCGACTCGTCCAACACCGTGACGGTCTCGCCCGCCCAACTGGGGATCGTAAACGTCGCTGTAGTCGCTCCCGGCAAAATACTCATCGCGAACAAATACTGATGCGCCCCGTCATCGCGCGATGTGAAGTGCATCCGCACCCCAAGGGTACCGCCATACGGACCAGCAGTAGTATTGCTCGAAGTATGGCTAGTTACCAGATTTGCTTCCGGGCTCTTCAGAGCATCAGCCAGCGACATAATCTGTACTATCATCGCGCTCACCGCCGCCTTCATCGGCGGGTCATGCAGCATTGCCGCAAAGTCCTGTGTGACGAACGTGTCCTGGAACCGATGATCGAAAAATATCAGCCCCTGCGCTCCCGAGATCAGGGAGGCCCAGCACGCCTTCACCACATTCCCCGAAAGAGGCTGGCCGGGCGTCTGACTAGTCGTCTCAATCGTGTTCCAGACCGGAACCCTGTCCTCGCAGATTTGCCGCATCCGCTTGGTATATCGATCATACGTCCACACTCCCCAGCGACCACCACTACTCTGGTCGTCGGACATAGTGTAAAAATCGCCCATGATAACATCGGTCAGCTGCGCAAACAGCCGCCAGTCCGCATTGGCCACGTCCATGTTCGAGCCAACCGGCATATGATAGAACGTCTGGTTAATCCCCAGCACCTCACTGAAGCCCAGCATCGTCGGGCGAGTGCTATCAATCTTCCGCACGGCTTGGCAGTATCCCAAAACCAAGCTGGGACTTTTGTAGTTTGGAAATGGATTGCCGACCAGATCAGGCTCGTCAGTGATATGATAGCCCTTGACATGTGCAGCATAGACCGGATCTTCCGCTACTGTATTCAGCACCTCCTTCGTAGGATCATCTGTTATGTTGGCGTTAGGCCAGTGATCCAATCCTGACGCCTTGATCGCCGCCACATAGTCTGGACGCGATCCACCCGCTACTAGTGTATTCACGCCCATAGCTGCGTATTCCACAAGGAACTCTGGATCGGCGAACCAGACACCGATTGGAAACGCAAAGGACGATCCGCCGTTAGTGAACTGGTCAAAGTAGCTCTGGGCAATATCCGGCACATAATACGGATCGTTCGTGTACCACTCCACAATCGGCTCAATATAGTAATTATTCTCGGAGTGATTGGACGGTATTCTTTGTGCTGTTTCTATTAAATAAACCGATCCTCCACTCACATTCCCACCGCCTAAATCTACGTAGGCGGCAACGTGAAGCGGAGCTACCACATCCGAGAAGTATGAGAAGCACGGTCCTGAGAAAACGTATACTCCAGTGGGCGAGAAATACGTGCAGTAGTATTTAATACCCGGCACAAGATTGATTGGAGTGGTAAAAATAACTTCCACCCAACCACCCGCATCCGCCACCCAAGTCGGCGTGGCAATACCCAGTTCTCTCTGCGATCCACCCGGCCCGCCATAGTCCCACAATCTAATCGGGATAGCTCCAGCCAGATCAGGGTGCTTGAAAATCCTGCACCCCACAAACTGCACTGCCCATTGCACCGTGAACTCCAGCCCATATGAAGCAGGAGCAGCCGTCGCCAGAGCCGGTCCTTGCGCGGTGTTCACGCCCGTCACGGCTCCCCACGCAACGCGATAGTCGAACAGTGCCCGTCGCACTGTTCGTCCTGCTGTGGCAGAGCCAACCGGAAAACTGGCCGAGCCAGTGGCCACCAGCGCAGTAGCATCCGTCGCCGTGGCATCGGCAACCACCGTAGAGGGCACGCCACTGCGTGTGACAGTCACCAGATCAGTGATCCCCGTGGGATCAGCCGCTCCCGGCCCAGTCACTCCAAATCCATCGTCAATCAGGATGTCAACGCCAAACCAGCCTCTACCAGCCGACGTATCTGGAGCCTGCCCAGCCACACCATTCACATACGACCCGTTGCTTGTAGCGACTCCTAACGCAGACGAAGCGTAAAGTATGGGAGTATCCACTGATTGCGTATTGATCTCCGTAAGAAATTTATTCGCTTCAAATCCTATGCCACCCAGCGGGCAAAACACCTGCGCCCAGTAATACCTATCCTTGAGAAGTGTAACAGGCGTAGTGAAATATGCCGTGTTCCACGCGCCAACAGTCCAATTCGGAAAGTCAACCGTAGCTATCATACTCGTCGGAGCATTACTGACGCCGGTCCACAGATAAGCCTTCTGTCCCGACGCACTCCCTCCCGACACGCCAGCGGGAACGAAAATCCGCACGGCCACCGCTCGCCAACCAGAGACAACGAGCAAAAAGAACGCCGTGGAGACAGAAAGATCCACTGTCGTACCGCCATCGACCACCCCAACGGGATCATCGAGGCCGAAAATTGTATAAGTTGGCACTGCTCAAGCTCCCATAAGATCGTGCGCCCAAGTGATCGTCAACGTCTCACCTGCACCCTTCGACCCCACTCCAATAAGTAGTGTCCTGCAAATCGTGGCTGCAGCAACACTAGTAGCATCCGCCAACGTTTCATTAACAATAACCGCCTCGCGGATCGCCGAGGCGCTAGTCGCCTTACCGGGCGCAAACACAGCCACGTAGGTTACCCGCCGGGATGCGCCTGAAAGGCTCGATGCCGGGTAGCCCGTGTCGAACGCCTGATGGCTGTTGGTCAGGTAGGTGACCAACGCTGCGCCCGCCCCAGTCTTGGCCACCGCCGTGCTGCCAGTGCCCAGTTTCATTCCCGTGGGTAGCGCTGGCGGGCTGGCAACTCCCGCTCCTCTCTCACCATACAGCTGGTCTCCAATCTGGGTCACCAGATTGTGACTTCGACCTCTCCTCACGAGCCCAGAGGGATTAGTTATTTCCCAGTCAACAAAGCCGCGCAACGATATGGAAGTTTTCATCTTTAAACCTCGATAATCCAGAGAGCTGGATCGGCTGTCGGTGTTAGCGATCCGACATCGACCTCCAGGGCGAAAGCGATATCCTGCACATTCGGCTCACGTGCGTTGACTCGCACCCAGCCAGGGCCATTTGTCGGTAGTGGGTTAGGCCAGCACTTTATCACCACGCCCACAGGAGCTGTATTTAGCGCCGGGTCGATGAACGCTACGAAAGACGAAGTGCTGGCCGGAGATTGCTGCTGGTATTGGTCAAAGGTAGCCACCGTATACGTATATGTTTGTCCCACCGTAATACCCGTGTCGCGGTAAGCCCGACCAGAAGACAACTCGGAAGTTGCGTAAGCACTTCCATTACGTAGAACGCGATACCGTGTCGCCCCTACAACCTCCGACCAGGATACGTTCACACTGGCTAGATAAACATTTCCAGTCACCGAACTGGGTGGCACTGGAGCCACGGCATCAAACGGGATCGCTCGTACCGTGCCGTCCGACAGCATGATAATACGGTAGTGCTGTCCCGTATCAACAGTGGTCCCACTACTAACGGGGTCTTCGGGAAATATTGCGCTGTCAACAATATCATCTAGTTGACCGCGAACATCGCCGGCCGAGATCAACCCAGATGTATTATCTGGGAGATCAATAAGAGTTTCGGCTTTTATCTCAGCGCGGGTTTTTATTGCCATTATAGCCTCACTGCCAACCGGTTTCCTGCCATAACCGCGCCCTGTAGCCTGAGAGGGAGGTGATAATCGCCATATCTCATGGCCCAGCCCTCGTAACTCTTACATTGTAGAGGTCAGTAATGTTAGTGCCGTTGCGCGGGACGTTATTGATGACGTTATTAACCGCCCCTTTAGTCCAAGCAAAGCTACCATTCAAATCACCACTGGCACAATCGCAAGCTGCCGACCACATGCGCCAGCCGCCCCCCATATCAATAGTAAACGGCGCATAGCCTCCACCAGCGCCAGTAGCGCCCGTCCAGGTATTACCTGCCCCGTTTGTGCCAGTTGACCATTGAAAAGCATTGGTGCCAGAGAGTAGTCCAAGATTAGCCGTATTGATGCGCGCGAAGTCAGCACCACCAATTTGCTTATAGGTGAAGTGGAACTTGTTCACGCCATTGTAGAAGGTGGCTAAGCTGAAGCCAGTGGATACACTCCCAGTCACCGAGTCATTGCTATCAGCCCAGCGCACCGCATTGGTTCCACCATGTGGATCAGCCACGTTGTTAGTGAAGATATTGTTAGTGGCAGTCAGACCGGTGGAGCTGCCGTTGTGGGCAATCTGGAAGATAAATACGTCGGAGAGGAAGCTGGCATTCACCACATTGCTAAGACCGCCAGAACCCTCGTGGGTGAAGTAGACCTTGTAGGATGTATTGGCAGTGAGTCCCCTTAACAGCAACTGCTTTACACCAACCGCGCTGATGACCTGATTACCGCTGCTGGCGGCGGCAGTGCCGCTGCCGTCCGTCCCAGCCTTGATCTGCGCGGCAGAAGGAGCTGCCGCCGCCGCAGCACACACCACAGCATACATTGTGCCAGAGGCCACATCAGTAGTAGCTCGACCCCAGACAAAAATATCACTGAAATCAAAGACGCTCATCGCAGAGAGTGTTGGAAGAGTCGCTGCAGCAGCCACCGGCCCAACCGCAGCGCTAGTAGCACTAACAGCACTAATAGCATTAGTAGCTGTGACTTCATAGGTGATCAGTGTAGCTAGATCAGCGCCTACCAGTGTATAGCTAGCCGCTGTTGCGCCACTAATCGCCACCCCCGCTCTCTTCCACTGCCCAGCGTAGGTAGGCGTTGGCGCACCAGTCCAGGTGCCGGTAGTGCCGCTTAGCACCTCTGCCACCTTTGGCGGAGTAGAGCCGCCAGAGATCACCGGCAGCACTGTGTTGACTGGCGCTAGCCCGGCAACCGGCCCGAGACCGTTCGAGGAAGCCACCTCCGCACCAGATCCAGTGGCATTCGTTGCAATGACGGTGGAATAGATCACCTTGCCGTAGTCGGCAGCGACGAGCGTGTAGGTACTGCTCGTAGCACCGGAAATGTAGCTGATGAGGTCACGCGACCAAGCGTAGGAGTATGCGGTCGGACTATTGCTCCACGTCCCCGTGGTGGTGGAGAGCGTCTGCCCCGCCGTCGGCGTGCCGGAGACGACCGGGGCGACAGTGTTGACGGGGATACCAGTAGCAACTCCACTACTCCCGTGCTTCATCGATTTCCAGGTATGACCATACCCATACCCGTAAGCGTAACCCATCGGAGCTACCTTTATGCTAGTGCTCTATGCTAATTCTATGAGCGAGATTAGTTGTCCCGGCTGTACACCAATGGGTGTCTCAACTCCTAGCAGGCAAAGTTTGCCGGTCGTCTGGATCGCCGTGGGAGCAGTACCCGGCAGGGCGATCACGTTACCGTCGATTGCGGTAATAAAAGCATAACTCGCCCCGGCAGGGACAGTCGTTCCCGTCGAAGAAGCCGTGCCAGTCACCGTCATTGCAACTGCTGCAAGGGGCATGCCGTTCATCATATTGGGATTGGCATAGTCATCCTGCTGAAGGTTGCCGAACTCAATGCGCGTTTTCGTTGCCACTGCACCCGCGCTCCTCTGTTAGTGTTACTATCGATAGTAACTCACTGAATATTGTACACAGCGCTGAGGTTTTTATAAAGCGACTTTTCGCGCCGGGTCAGGCGTAAGCCGCTCCTACGAGATTTCTCAATGGTCGCACGCGACCGGACATACCTGTCGAGGTCCGATCTTGTAATCCTCTCGTCTTCTTCCCTGCTACTGTTGTAGCGTTCGATCTGGCCCCACAGCTTGCCGCGCTCGGACCCGCTAGCTGCCGCCCACTGGTGTAGAAAACTACCGCGCGCACCCTGCGCCTCTGTCTGCTTGGCATAAAAATATCTACTGGCCTCGCCGGCTTCCGACTCGCGCGCTGGTGTGAACCCAAACGTGCGGATTGCCGCCTCGCCCAGCGAGTATGGCGACAGGCTCTGGTAGCCAGCCCCGGTCCTCTTGCCCTCGGTAGCCATGCGGTAGGATTTGACAAGGTCGGCACCTACTTTCACCGGGTTGAATTTTTGCGCAGCACCGAGAACGTCCCCACTGAAGAGGTCCTGCGTGCCGTGGAACCAGTCGGCTACCAATGCCCCCGGAGCACCAGCCACGACATCCCACGCATAAGCCTTGACATCCTGCTCGTCCTGGGAGCGCGGCTCTCCAAATAAGAGTAGGTCCTGTATCCCAACGCGAGAACTCAGATCAAACGCAAATCCTTCCGGGAGTGCACGGCTTATACCATGCGTAATGATCTCGCCAATATACTTACCAAATATACTGGCCATGAACTCGCGTTCATCGTTCTCGAAGTCCTCCCATTTATACGGCAAACCAAGGGGTGCTGCCGCCATGAGGAGCAACTTAATGGGCTCGGTCGGCAGGCCCATTGTCCCGGCTACCGTCGTATAGGCCAGAGCCATAAAGCCAAGCGCCTTCAGGGCCTCGGCACGATCCCCCGGCTCAGCATTGCGATAAGCTTTCTCGACTTGAGAGCCGATTAGCTCATAGATAAGTTGTGCGTATTGCTTAAACTGAAAGGATATTTTACCAAGCGGGTGGTTGAATACCGGCGCGGCGTTAGTGCGAGAGTAAACCCCCTGCGTCGCGCTGGTAATTTCTGCTGCGAAGTTAACGGCTACATCGTGGTTACCGCCCGACTTCTCCATCTCCAGATTATAGGCGGCAGTCGCCGTCACAACGCGGTTAATCGCCTCAATGGTGCGCGGCATCTGCCGGCCAAACCGCTGTAGGTAGTTCAGCATCCTGTCCAGGTAGCCGCCAATCGAGGCGCGTTCGTTCAACAGGCTCACCTCGATACCGACATCTGGGTCAATTATGTTACGGGCGATAAGCTCCTTGACCATGCGCTTCTGGTTGGCACTCATGCCAACCATCATATCTTCGATCAATGTCGGGTGTTCCGCGCCGGCCCCATGTCTCAACGCACGGCCCGTGGCGGCTATACCTGTCTTAAGCGAACGTCCCGTGCCAATCTGCTTATAGACCCGCAGCATCTCGCGGGAGGACCTCCCCGGCCCGTGCCGGGAAGCTAGCATCGGCAGCGTTGTCGTTATCGGCTGCATCATGTTGATCATACTCGTCGCGGGGGACACCAACCGCGCGAGGAAGCTCGCTATCAGAATACGCTTAACCACCCCATCCATGAAACTGGACGGAGGGTTCGCAGCGGCATAATTTATACGCTGCAGCACGTGGTTGGCAACATGGCTCCTGGCAAGGCTCTTGCCGTCGTTGCTATCCGTCTCCTTCATCATGCCGGCTATGGCTTCGTTCAAGTCCTGCTGGTGGTCCAACCTCGACATAAACCCGGACAGACTCTCCGCATGCTCCATCATAGCCCGCGTAGAGTCTTTGGAAGCACCCTGTATGTGGTTGAACGGCAAGTGCCGTGTCTGGATGCGGGTATGCGGCAGTATGCGCAAGCTGGCTTCCATCAGGACGCCTTCCA